TTTGCATTTCTTGGTCATACCATTTATCCAAGTCACGTAACCTTGGATCACTTAGTGCCAAACGTAACCCTTGCCGTGCTTCCTCGGCTTGTTTACCACTCACTCCTTTCAATTTATCCAACGAATCAGACATCTTGTTTACATCAAACCCGTCCTCTCTTGCCAAAGAAAATGCCACCGCTTGCATATGCGTGGGTCTTTTACCCAAAGAATCAATAGCACGGTCTTGCACAAAATTATTAGCCTGACGTGCGTACTGATTAGCTTGGTTCTTTGTCACATCCCACATCATGGCGATGTCACCACGGTTGTCTTTCCCTTGCCACCAGTTAAACATCGCTTGTTGAAACTTTGTCGGTGGTCTCGGTGGCGGAGGAGGTGGGGGTGTACCAGCGGGAGGTCTCGGTGGCGGTGGAGGAATCGGTCCACCGGGTGCCCCACCTGATGGCGTTCGTTCTGCTGGCAGAGTTACACTTCCGCCAGAGCCATGACCTGTTGTGCTTGGTACACCCCCTGAAGAACGTTGTACTGAGGGCAAAAGAGAAGCCGTAGGAACAGAGCCAGTTTGTGGTGGGACTGTTTTAGGTGGGGGAGTTACCGCGTTCTTTGAAAGGTTGGTTGCTCCTACGGTTGGGGATTGTTTTGGTTGCTTAGCGACAGACGCTTTCTTCGTCTCTGTTTTATACGCATCTTTACCAAACAACGAGAATTGTTTGTCCTTTACGTTTTTTAACGAAAACTTCAACCCAGTGGTTGTGGTCTTTGGTGTTCCGTCTGGGTTGCGGAAAATAAGATCATCACGATCTTCCGCCTTTTTATGCTCACCTATCTCCACTTTCTCCCCTTGGTCTCCTGTCAACTCACGCATCAACCTAGGAATAAGTTCATCGTAATGAAGACGCATTCCTTTTTCTTGTTTAATATAGTGCTTTTGTTCATCCATATTAAACACAGCGTCTAAATGATGCCCCTCCGTCATCATCGCTGTCTCTGCATCCGCGATGGTCACCGAATCCATACCCTTCTCACGGGCATGCTGTATTACCATTTTCAATACCGCACGTTCCCAGTCTTTTAGAATTGTAGGGCCACCTAGTTTTGCTGTTTTGTCTTGCGGGTTTTGTTTCTTCTGATACTCTAAATCTCTCGTTGCATCTTTATGCCAATCACTTTGGGCTTCTTCCATCATCCAAGTCTTTTCTCCTGTAGGCAAAGTCACTTGGTGTCCGCGAGAAAAACCTAGAGTGTTTTTGGGTAACGAGTGAGGGGATTCAAACTCTGGTTCCATGAACATACCTTCTGCTGCACGTTGTACATCTTCTGGAATCATTCCAGCTTGTAAGAACTCTGCATAACTTTTTCCTTGCTTTATTGGTTTCACCAACGCCAACTCCGCATACCCTTGCATTTTTTTCTCTGGGGTAGAAGAAACATACCCATAACTAGTAGTTGCTTGCTTTCTTTTTTCTGATTTTACAAATCGTTCATACACATCCCATTTTTTATTCGCTAACTCCATTAAATCCAATGGCATTGACCTGCCTTCAGGTTCAGGTTTCATTGCTTGTTTTCCGGACATGGCTTTATTGTCAGGCGAAACAAAATAATCCATATCATTCGAAACATGCCAACCAGGATAACTCTTACGTATCTCTTGGTTAATTTGTTTTAACTCCGTATAAGCTTGTTTCTTTTCTGGTGAAAAAGTATTGAGCCTAGCTTGAATATATTCGTTTATTTTTTCTTCGTCTAAAGGAGCATCAAGTTGAGTAAAATCAATACGGTCATAAATAGGGTTATAGAATCTTTCATTGACTATAGCCTGTACTTTTCTTGATTGTTCATCATACCACTCATGAGTCAACTGATTATACAATTTTTCCTCAGGTGTTAAGTCGTCTTGTTCCGCCTTAAACACCTCCACGTTTTCTGCATTCCCCTTCATCCACTGTGCAACTTCTTCCATCGACCTTGGAGATTCTTGCAACCATTCAGTTAATCCTTTGTCTTTGTAATGTTCTAGTTCCAACTTTGCTATCTTACCCTGTGACACAAGGTTATTCAAACGATTCTCTATCTGTGTCCCACTAAGCTTGGCTGTGGACTTAAACCCCGAATGCTCTAGCGCAGCTTCGTGTGCGTAGGAATAGAATGGTCCCTTAACTGGAGTTGTTTCTGTAGGAACTTCTGCTTTTGGAGTCTCTTGTGGTAACTGACTCTGTGTTGTTTCCACTGGAGCAGTAGGTTTAACCTCAGCCGCAACTGGTTCGCTTTCTACCTTTGCCGCCTCCACGGCTGGCGTCTCTATCACCGGCAACTCCGCTGGCTTTGCTTCTGGTTGTCCAAACGCCAACCTCAACACATCCCCTCGTGTTTGTGGTTCTGTCACATCAATCGTAGGTCCTTGCGAAGTGTCTGCTATCTGTGTTGTCTGACGTGCCTGCTCTTTTGGCACCAGATTCTCTTCTCCCATTTCTATGGTAGAAAATGGTTTCTTTGCAAGAATACTAGGCAAAGCCAACAAAGCCAACCCAGCTAACCCAGACCCTAGCTGGGCTGACCCTTGTTCAACGTTACCACCAGACAAGCTCCCAGCACCTTGTGCAATCTGTCCCGGTGCTTGTGCTACCATAGGACCAACAAACGAAGCGCCGATTGCTCGTTTCAAACCCTGACCTATAGCTCGTTCAGGAGCCATTCCGACCAAACCCAGCGGAGACAAAACAGCACTAGCCAAGCCAACCGCTGCTTGGTTCAACCCAGCTGTCACCTTACTACCCACTCCCGGATCAGGAGACAAATCCTGTGCCGTTACCGCCAATTTATTTACCCCCGGATTGGACATCAAATCAATGTCCTCAATGGTAGTCACTCCACGCTCTGCTCGTTGTCTAGCCAACTCTTGCTGATACGATTGTTCAACTCCTGGGCCTGTTCCAACAAACACAGGTGAAAACTTCTGCAACACGTCTTTACGTGTCTGCGGTATCACCGCTGATCCAAGATCAAACCTAGGAGACAACGAACGTTCTGGCGGAGGTTCTTTATACCGAAACGGGACATGCGGCTCTTCCACTGCCACAGTTTCCCACTCATCATCTACGTTAGGAATCACTTCCCATTGATCGTCTTCGTTTGGCATAATCAGTCAATAGGTACAAGTTCACCACCTTGATAACGGAAGCGTTTGATTTCACCTGTTGTCCTATTCCGCTTGGTCAAAATCTTACCTTCATTAGCGTCCGGCCACACCATTCGATTCGTCTTACCCTGCGCTTGTTGCATTTTATTATACAACAACACCTTCGCTCGCACGGTATCCTCCATTGCTTTATCCGCACCAACAGGATTCGGATCAGCGTCCTGTGCAGTCCCTACACGTAACTTCGCTGCGGCAGATGCTTCACCGGGAGTCAAAACATCACCAAGCGAAAAAGGTTTTTCCGCAGGTGGAGCAGTATACCCTTGTGGGAAGAAACCTACACCTGTTTGGAATGAAGCCTGTGGGTTTATTGTTTGCCCTAATCCACCTACTGGAGGTAAGGCTGTATGTCCAGGTGCAACGTCCCTTGCGGCCGTTCCAAGTACTCCACCCTGCGGAGTCCATAATGTGGTATTATTACCACCAACCACCACATTATGTTGCGGATTTCCGCCAGCAAACTGCAATGCCACATTAGGGTCGTTTATGTTTGAATGACCCAACCCAGCAAAGTGACTGATAGCCTGAGCACCATGCAATGGGTTATCCATCACCGCTGGGGCAAGCGCACGCAACACTTCAGGATCAACACCACCCATACCAAGTCCGTTCTTAGCCAAGGCGTCTCCAAGGGCCTTCGTTTCATTCATCTTACCCACAATCTGATCGGTCTTGGCTTTAGCCAACCCACCTTCAGCATTGTAATAATTACTATGCGCTTCCATTTGCTTCGCTTGGTCACCTGCAATCCTCTCCTGTAACCCAAGATGTTGTTTCTGTAACGCAAGTTGTTGTTCCTGCATCCGTTGTTCCGCTTGTGCTTTTGGCAATGCTAACAACAATTGCATTATCGTCCCACCCAACCCTTGTCCAGCATTAGCTGCGTCCATCCACGGAGAACTTTGTATCAACGGCATAGATTTACTTTCCTTTTGGTTTTACAATCGACCCCAACCCACCTTTAGACGCACCATACATAGCCCCGAGTGTTCCAGCGGTGGACATAAGACTACCCAACCCAGCAAGACTATCGCCAGCATGACCAGCAAGTTGCACCAAATAAGGCGTAGCTTGTGATGAAGAGTTTGCCAAGTTACTAAACACACCCAACTGATTCTGTGCTTCTGCGTTTTTCAACCATTGCTGTGACTGCATTCCGCTCACTCCTTGCAACCCAGCTTGAGCTTGGTTTTGTGCGGCGATAACATCCCTCGTGCGGGTGTCCCTTTGCTGACCTTCACTTATCGGGGACAAAGCTGATCCTAGAGGTAGACTTTGCACGTCACGATACAGAGCATTGGCTTGGTCTTCGCCTTGTTTCATTTGACGTCCAACTTGTTCAGGCGATGACTCCTGCAAGGACCGCTGAAACACCGGCGTAGCCCTTGCTTGCAAGGACTGTTGATAAGCAATCTGGTTCTGGATTTGTTTCTCCATAGCGTCTTGTGCCTTTGCAGCACCAGCCATGCTTAAACCTGTGCCTGCGGCTGAAGCCGCTAGTCCTGCAACTGTAGCTATAGTTTCAATACCCATATTATCTTATTGGTGAAGTTGTTGAATTAACAGGCAAAGGAGCACCGGTTGTGCCTTGGAATCCATACGTTCCTAAAGGTTTTTGTCCTCCAGTTTGTCCTCCCCCATATAACCCGCCAAGACGTCCAGCAAGATACGTGTTCACCCAACCCTGAAACATATTACCCAAAGGAGCCACTTGTGAAGGTGCTTGAAACTGTGATGCTGCTTGTAACGCCTGTTGTTGTGCTAGAGTAGGATCACCTGACGCGATTAGTTGAGAGGTCACATTTGCCTTCTCTCTTGCAACATTTTGCTGTGCGTCCCTGCCAGCTTGTATTGCTTGGTTGGATACCAAACTTTCATTCAACGCTGTTTGCTGTGCTAACGAGGCGGCGGAGTTTCTAGCCGTTGAACTATGCAGCAATCCTTTATCCGCCAGGGTGTATCCTAGCTGTTGTTGCGACGCTTGGTGTTGTTGTGCTAACTGAGGCAACAAAGCATTCAACGTCTTTTGCTGCACTCCTTGATAAAACTGTGGAGTAAAGCCACTAAATACTTTATTGATACTCGCCAAACCTTGTTCAATCTGTTGTTGCCTTGCGGCTTGTGCTTGGCTTATACCACCATCCCCGCCTGATCCACCCATACACATATTAAGCCTTTAGGTTTTTAAGAAACAGTTTAACGTCGCCTACATCAGTATACCCCACACGGGATATATAAGGTCGGTAGGGTGAATTGACCGTGCAAGGCAAGGCAATTATGCCGTTACCATTGCAAGCCAACATGTTTTCAAAAAAGTTCAACACACACATACTATCTCTAGCCTTCGTGCGTTTGGTATCCATCCACACCAACACCGAAGGCACCACACCAATATACCCTACCATGTTTTGGTCCTTTTCTACCACATAAGAAGGAGCCAATGTCGCATGTCCATCTGCCTCGGTTAACTTCTGTAACACCTCGATGTCATTTTCTTTTATGTTACGTATATGCACCAATCCTGATTCCAGAGTTTTCATAAATAGTTAATCACCAACTCGCTAAACACCGCAGCCTCTGCACCTGTCGTTTGCGCTCTAAGACGCAAGTGCGTTCCTTCCCCGCTCAATGGCACCACACCTTGATCGAAGGAAGATTGACTAGCGGTGTAAACAGTATCCAGTATTCCACTGACCCAATCCATACCTACAGCAACAGCCCAGGCACCAGTGACAGCGACATCTACCGTCTGTGCTTTTTTCTTTGTCGCTGGCGTTCGTAAATCAAGCCAAGGAGTTTCAACCGTGGCGACTGTGCTGTCATAGGTGTTATTATTGGTTCCGCCATAACGGTAAATAGTGGCTTTGCTCGTGGTTTGGTCAATACCCCTGACATAAACCTGACCTCCATAAATTACAAACTTTTCAGGAATGAACGTATGCCCTAAAGAATCTATAGGTTCATATTGTGACCACGCAGCAATCTTAGCAGAAGGGAAGTAGCTAAACACATAGATTACCCCGTTCAAATGCAACCAATAACGTCCTGATTGAGGTTCGACCACCGCGGTGGCCTTGTTTGCTGCGAGAAAACCACTTCCGGCAGAACGTATTGAAGCCTGAACCAACGAATCCACAGGTGAACCTAGGTCATCCACGAACGCATTCAAACTCGTTTCTCTTGCTCTTAACGACCTAATCCCTGAATCATGCAAGAACAACAAATCCAAGTCCCCTTTTGGTTGTACTGACTGTGGAGCAATCGTGCCGATGTTTTGCAGAATCTGCACTTGCTGCCAGTTCAAAGGATCACTAGCCACTTGCCATATTTGCACCGTGGACCGACTCAAAAACGCCAGCTTGCCTTGAAATGGTGCAATCGCCATTAACGACTCTGGAGTGGCAAAGTAATTAGACATCTCTACATTACCATTACCCAGTGCTTGTAAATCATTCCATACTGTCGCATCACCCACAGCACTAAAATACACAAGCGAACCCGCCAGCATATACACCTTATTTCCGTAGGTAAAACAGAACGTAGGTATAACCCCCGACAGATCGCCCTCGCCAACCGTCACCTGCACCTGAGTTCCACTGTCAGTAAACGTGACACTAAACCTATCATTCGTAGCAGGTGCAGTCGACACTTGATGATAAAGAAACTGATACTTAGTCCCTTGCGGAGCCACTGCATCACGTCCGCCGTTAATCGCGTCTATCCCATTATTTAATGGTACATGTATATCCATAACCTAAGCACCAAAAATCATGATTGTAACATATGCAGACTCAACTGTTACTCCTGCCGCATCAGTCACAAAACACTTAGCCCTTGCAGCTAGACTTGCTGATTTCGGGGGTAACGCATTCATTTGACTGCATGTAATGTTAGTCTGCCCTTCCGTTGGCGTATCTGCTACTATCATTTGTGTCGGGGCACCAGCCGCAATATCAACAACCCATTGATAGGTGTAAGGGGCTATACCTCCAGTTACAACCGCTTTGAACGGCCCAGCGGTTGCAAAAGCCCTAACAGAGTTACCAGACCGTTGAGCGTAGATTGAAATTATACTTGGTTCAATGCTAATACTTGGGATTGATGACCCAGGTTCAACAATGCTTCCGGTTGCACCAGAGGATACTGTCAATGAACCGGATACAACCAACAACGGGTCAGCACTGGTAGTAACCTTACGTGAAATCCGTAAAGCATTCCCTATCTGACAAGCCTGATACCCAGTTGTCGCTGTCCGCCCATTGATATTGGACGCAACCCGTGCGACAAAAGTAGTGAGTGACTCATTCGATGGTGAAGGATAAGTTAAAGCACCAGAAAGAAGGCTAATTGATTGTGTCGGGTTATTTGTATCATCTATTTGTAGATAAGACAAAACAAACCCAGTGCCAGCAAATTCCAAAATACAATCGCCAATGCAAATGCTACCGGTTGCTGTAACTGATACAACATGACCGTTTGCATCGTCCCCGGCGGTAGTGCTAACCAACACCACGGTTCCGTTATCGGCAGTAGCAGAGTAGCCTGTTGTGGTAGTCAAATCATTTATAGCATCAGCCACGAGTTCCGCTGTGCGAGTATTGTCTGTTGTATACGTCACTGTCCCCGAAAGAAGTTCATTACCATTAACCAACACTGATGTGATTGTGTTCCCGTTCGCACCAGCACGAATGCTAAAACCGCCTGAAGGATACGTGGCGGATACTCCCCGTTTTCCAGTCGAGCTTCTCACCGGAGCTGAACCGCTTCCGTTGAAATTCCACGCAGCAGGGGTGTCTGTGCTTACCGTATAGGCAGCACTCCCAGGTCCGGTAACAATCACAGGGTCAGTTACTGTGCCTGCGAAAGTAGCCGTATATAACCCCGACGCATTTACCATAGCCAGCAACATCTTCATGACCTGTGTTGGAGTCATAGAAGCCAATACAACACCATTGGTTAGATCATACACCGGCACACCATTGTAAAAAGCAAGCGTGGTATTATCCGACATTGTGGCTATAACAAAAGCCAAGCCCTCAAACACGGTAGAACACACCACCCCTGTTGCTGTGGCCGTAGGTGTGTAAGGATAATTCGTTGCCGTTCGTGCAAGCTTTTGATAGGTAAACCCGCTAGGCGGCCAGTTAGCCGAATCATCATTGGTTTCACCACCAAAAATTACAATAGAACTCTGTAACGCTTCCATACCAAACGTAGCAGTTACATGCGAATTTGCTGTAGGTGTCAAATCCACCCCGACAAATGCTTTTCGCTTCTCACACTCACCGCCTTGATTGATATGCGCGTTTAACAGCGACGTCAACGTCCCTATTTGAGACGTCAACGTCGACCTGCGGGAATCCAATCCCCAGCGGAAGTTCTGTAATATGGTTTCGCCCATTAGTCGTTAGTGATTAAAGGTTCAAGAATGTCATAAAACCCCTCTGGAAGATTAACGGACTTGGGAATCGAACTGAACTTAAACTGATACAAGTCAACTTCAACCTCACGTTTAAGCAACTCTTTCCATTCGGTTTCCCATTGTTTCAAAAACTCTTCTTTTTCCTTCTCGTCAGTGTTGGAGGCAAGAAAATCCACCTTCTCTCTTTCCTTCTCTTGCAGTATTTCCATATCATCCTTCAACCGCTTTCCTGTTCTAGCTGTCGCCCAAGCAACATCGGGACCAGGCGTCACTAATGCTTTGTTGGTTGCCTTGTCTACCAAATTCAGATACCCCCGAACTGAATTAAACGCCAGTATCCATTCATATGTAACTTTAGTTTTCATTTTATTCCTTCTGTCATGCCCAAATTTTGGGCAGCACCTTTTTTATGCTCTGTTGTGAAGTTCCACTATTGAATTCACACCTTTGATTATGTTTCCTCCATTCGCTACAGACCATACTGCACGAATGTCTATCAGTCGAGAAGACGTCCAATCAATAGTGGTGTAATCTACACCATTGGTTAAATAACTACTCAACGGATAAAATACTTGTGGGTAGGTCACCGGGTCCGAGGTGTCTAAACCTATTGACACAGTGCCTTGTAAAGAGATATTACCGCTAGCCCCAGCAGTAGCTACAGTGGACAGATAATCTACGTCAAAATTACAAACTCCACTATGTGTTGCTTTTGAAATAGACACACTGGCTATAACCGTACTACCAAACTTACATTTAATTGTAACTCCCTCCACCCCTGATCCACATTGGTAAGTTCCTCGGAGTTTTGCCCGTATCGCCATACCAGCCTTGATATAACTTGCCGGGATGGTTAGTCCCCCCGTGCCGGAACCAATCAATGAACCTTCAGTCGTCGAGTTTTGAACAGTCGACGTGGCGGTTTGAACGAATATGATTGAGTTGTTTATCATCCAAAAATCACAACCCGGTATTGGTTAGAAGTTGGTGCGGTGACGAATGTAACCTGCACAGCGTTTGTCGAACTACGTGTCACGTCGAATAAAACATCATCTTTGGTTGAGTTATCAAAAACGCTAACCCCGACATCGTATGTGCCGAAATTGTGTGTAATTGTGTATGTCGTGTTTGACCCATCTCCTACAGACCCAGCAATAACCCTTGCTGGAGTTTTTCCGTTAATCGTCACTCCAGCGGGCAACGTATTTGAGCCAGTTACATTGCCAGAACTATCAAGCTGCAACACGGTAGAAACAGTCAATGACGGTAAATTAACCATCCCGGCGAAGTAGTTGATATCATTCGCATCAACTTGATAAATTCCATACCCCGTGGTAACGCCGGTCGTCTTTTGTGTGTTAATCCACAAGCCATAAGCTGTAGTAAATGCCCCGCTATTGGCTACCGGAGACAAAGCTCTGAACGAGTAAGCTGATGTGATTGTATTCCCACTTGCTGACTTAACATAAGCCTGAATACCAAACACCAGATTTGTTGTCCCAGAATAATTGGACTCAACCAAAGCCTCTAACCCACCAATAGTGGTGGAGTTTGTCCCTTTCGGATTGCAGTAAATACCTGTAACATACGCAGCAGTGGAAGCTGTGTTATCAATCCACAATCCGTAGGAATTCGTAATCGTCGCGTTTGTTCCAACCTTTGGAGGCCCAGTCAATGCCAGCGTTGCAGCCGAGGTCAGCGTGCTTGCGCCAACAAAAGAGTAGGTCCGAGCGCGAATCACCATTGTACGCTGTGTCGTCAATGCGCCGGTTGCAAACTGGTTTGTATAGGCAAAGTCAAAATTAACATCAGGCACTTCAGTGGATGCTGGTAATGCCGTAAGTGCCTTACCGGTCAACTTCAACATCGTGTTGTATGTCAATGTTGAGCCATGCTGCACTAACTCGAACAAAGCAGTTGGTGCGGTTCCTGTATTGATACCGCTGGCAGTTGCGCTCACATACAATTCCGAATTGATAATCCCACAAGCCAATGTTGAATCAAACGTTACCGCTCCAGTTGCATGCACTGTGCCTAGAACGTCCAATGTGTAACTAGGGTCAACACCAACACCTAACTTCGGTGACGCCCCAGCGATAAACCTGTGGCATAGCGTGCTTGTATTGTCCCCTTTGAAGATATCAATAACACAGTTGCCACTCGTATTTGTATTCCGAAATACCCGGAAATTCGCTGACTGACTTGTAACAGGAAAATCCACTTCCAAATACATTGGCGTTGCGTTGCCTACTCCGACCCACAAGATACCTCCAGCATTGGCTGCATTTCCTAGTCTCGCATGTCCACTCACATCTAAAGCATAACTTGGTGTAACTCCAATGCCTAAACCTGTTGACGTAATACTGACCATTTCTGTAGCGCTCACAGGTGATCCCGTTCCTGTGGCTACAGCAAATGTCCACCGTGTGTTGGTATCATCCCAACGAATATACCCAGCGGTATGCGTTCCCCCTTTGGTCAATGTCGGGCTCGCATAGGTTCCGCTCAATATTGCACCGGCAAGCAGGTAATAATCCACGTTTGTGGAATTATACATGGAAGCGATTTGAAACGGGTAATTTGTTGAGCTAGTGGTTCGAGTAAACAAATTTGACGCTGTATTGATTCCTGGAGCCGTATTACCCAGATCAATTCCAACGGGCAGGCTTAATGTCACTGCGCCAGTCGCTGCGCTTGCTGTAATCTGATTCGCTGTTCCAGTAATCGAAAGCACATTGCCTGTGCCGGAACTTAACTGAACAGTAGCACTAGCAATGCGAGCATAGACGCCAGTCGAAAGAACCCAAAGATTCCCATCCACATTAGATGATGGAGTATAACCATAGTTGAGTCTGAATGCTGTGCTGTTCTCAAGTTTGAACACATTGGATGAACGGTCCATTGTAGCGCAAGCAGTAAACGTAGTCTGGTCATCCGATAATTGACCTATCGCTGCTGCGCCTGTGTTGTCGCAGAAGATATTCAACTGACCGGATTGGACACCAAAACCATAGTTAGCTGAACCATCTTCATAGAGTAGTATTCGGTCCAACTGTGTCGTTGCGCCCCATGTCAATTTCTGCGCCAGCGTCATCACGCCGGTATTTGTGATCTTCAACACGTCCACATTGGAACTACCAACTGACCGAAGCAAAAACTGCCAGGCATCACTCGTTCCAGAAATACCCTGGGTTTGAAACTGCATCTTACGAGTGGCATTGGCCGCTCCATCCCATACAGCGGCCTGCATGTTAAACCACGGCGAATGTTTATGCGTCGTATTACTGGATGATGTTGCCGTTGTGGTAAGCCTGATTGCTTCATCGGCACTTGTCCAAACAGTGGAAGACGTTGCAAAAGAGAACGTAAGCAAGCCAGTAAGCGTGGGAGTATTTGTCCATGTTGGAGCACCTGTTCCTCCACTGGTTAGAAAATAACCGGATGTCCCCGCTGATGTCCAAGCCAATGCTGTTCCGGTTCCATAAGCCACACCGCCAGCAGTGGCCGTCGCTGATGCTCCTGTTCCACCACGGGCGATACTCAAGGTTCCAGTCCAGCCGGCTGTAATCGTTGTCGCAGCTAAAAGACAAGTGGTAGGAGAACCACTCAACGCAAGCGTGACGTTCGTGTCATCTACCTTGGATAAAGCGGCTCCACTACCAATGTCTCCGGCCGCAATCACAGCCCATGATGGGACACCCGATGATACCTGTTGCAAATACTTTGCACTGGCTGTCGTATTCTGTCCTGTTTCAGTTATGGTTGACGTTGAATCCGAATACAGCACTCGATTTCCACCAGACCATGTGGACGATCCCCCGATCTTTAGGCTGAACGTAACACCAGACAAAACCAATCCGTTTCCAGCCGAGTAGGAAGCCACTTGGAAAAACACACTAAACACCAAAGCAGTTGTCCCTAGTGTCGGTGAAGACACGGTTTGAACATAGCCCCTGTTGATATTTGTTGAACCCCCGGTGATGTAAGTGTACATCCCTTTATTGACCTCGGCATCAGAGTCAGCATCAGTAGCACGGGACCAAGCACCAGCAGCAGACACGTATATCCCGTTTTCTGCACCTGCGGTTTGATTCTTCACCAAAACTCGACTTGCACTTGTTGCAACCCCGTCAATGGTTTGTTCGCCTGATAAAGTGATATTAGCTGTTGTCGCACAAGCGCAAGGGTCATGAACAGTTAACCCTGCAGCAATAGCGTCAACATAAGACTTTGTGGCCAAATGCGACGAAGCAGTGGGATCAGCGGCAGTGATACATCCAGCGGAATCACGTAAAGCGATGGTTGACACCGTAGCAGTTAAACTTGTATCATACCCATCAACATAATCTGCGTTGAGGTTTGTAACCCTTGTTGCTGTTGACCCGGCAGAGGAAGGAGCACCACAGTTTGTGCTAAACCCAGGAGCACCAGAACCACCATTCAACGCAGGGGTGCCTGTAAAGGTCCATAAACCACTGATTGATTCCGCTAAGTCTAACCGAGGTATTGTCTGCACTGCACTACTTGCATAATACTTCGCACGTTTACCTCCGCTTCCCGTGGCCGCAGTATCAAACCACATTACGCCTTCTGTAGTAGAAGCTGTGCCTGTGGTCTGCCACATGCGTAAATTCCGCAACTCTTGCACTCCAGTGCCAAGCTGGTGACATGTTACTGTTTTTATTCCAGAAGCCATAGGTTACCTTGCGAAAATCCAACCAGTTAAAGAAGAAGCGTGAGAAACGACCACTGTGTTATTGTCCGTATGGTCCACTGCAGCAATTATCTGCGAAAACGTATCGTCATAAACATCAATGATTGGTTTGAAACCCAATCCATGAACCCAAGTCCATGTATCCGATGCAACCAGAATCTGTTTAGTATTCGGTGCAACATGGGCTACCACTTCTGCATCACTACGCCATTTACGATTCCCTCCATCATCAGTTCCCCAAAGCAAATCAGTGCCGGGGGACCAGTCTGGCCGAACTAGGTCGTAAGCATCGCTAGCGGTTTTTTTGAACCCAGAAAACCGACTCGCTGTAGTTGATGACGAACTAGGCATTATCGGACCTTATCGGCTAACGCGTTATTGATCTCTTGCCAACGTGCATCAGGCACAAACCAACCATCATGTTGTGGGGACACTGACTGTCCCGCCTTGACTCTTGTCACCGCTTTCTCGCCGCTGATTACTCTGTATTTCACGCAACCATTGGTCAAGCCGCACATTAGCAGCATCAGCGTTATCGGTAAGAATTTCTTTGTCAATTTCATTTGATCTTTCTTGTCTACGATAAACAGGATCAGATGTTTTAGTTGAATACTCTTTCAAATACCAAAAAAGAACACTCAACAAAGTTCCGATCAAGGTTATCATGCTGTAGGTTTTTTGGCCAAACCACGGATGACTGTATAAATACCTATGAGACCAGACAAAGCAGCGGTAACATCAAAGTTAATCGGTTTACCTAACGCTTGAAACATTACAGTAATGATACCTGCACCAGCGACAAGCCAAAACTCCGTGGTTTTGTAGCCTGCTTTAATCACCGGTAACGCAGCTTTGACATCAGCGAAGTCTTTTTTAGCTTCCTCCGCGACTTTGGGAACCAACGCGATCAACGCAGAACGATCACCTGTCTTTGCTAGTTTTATCGCGTTAATAGCGGCTTGAATTGTCTCCACCGAATGCCCAGCATCCTGTAACAAAACCTGTAACTGTGATTTTTCTTGATCTGTCATAATTAACCTTTCTTAATAAGCACCACTGTGTCTTCTTCTGGTAACGGAGATTGTTTCAAATACAAACAGGTGCCAACAACACCTGCGGTAATATAAAGCTGAATGAGTTTAAGTAACCCTTCACGTAGATTAAACGACTCTGGAGCGATGATTATGGAAGCAACCGCCGACGCACCACCAGAGATGAAAGCACCAATCAACCCATGCAACCAACGGTGAGTTTTAGTTCTCATTATTTACTAACGAGTTTAATCACTAACTCCAGTGCCATCAATGCCCCTGTTCCAATCCAGATTGATTTTTCCAACGACCTAACACGAGAAAAAAGTTCAACTGAGGTCTGCGTGTTATGTTGTTTAATCTCCTCTATTGACTGTTTCATGTATTCAATGTCGGTTTCAATAACAGCTATACGTTGTTGGTCTTGTCCCATGCATATGCCTTACTCCTTCGTGCTTTACACCATAAAGGTTAGTGTTACTGCATCATCAACTCACTTCCTTCTCGTCCATCTTCCCCGCCAGAAAGTCGCGAATTCCGGCAGTAATCTCCGCCGCGTTCGGCATCGCTAGAATCTCTAACTGACTCAGGCTGATCTCATTCCGATGGATGTTACTACGTGTCCCAGCTTCATCCTGGTCCCAATATTCGAACACAGCGACTGCCGACCACGGCAGCCCGACTGGAGATGAGATTCGCAATTCAATCTGACTCCGTTTCGGCGTCAGTTCCTTTGTAACCTTGGGATATTCTTTCATAATCGTTATTCAATAATACAAACCGCGTGAACAACTTTCCAATAGGTGGACGCATTGCTCACTGATGGCTGAATCGTGAATCCAAAGCCCGCAGATGCTGTGCTGTCAACCGCTGAGGTTCCACCAAATGGATCAGCTAAATCAAAGTAGCTTGCGGAAGAAAAATCACCCCAGCCGGTTGTTACCGCGGTTGGGTTTGCGCCGAAACGAATCACCCCATCCATCCTCTGAGAGTTTGTTACATCCAAGTTTGAGAACCGCAACTCCATGAGATATGGTCTTACCGTGGTTGAACTTGAAAATGTCGTGGAAACATCATCGTAAATCTTCGTCGAACCGTAATAAACCCTCAATGTGAACGTGGCTGAACTTCCCGAGTTGTTCTGAACATCACCCCTTATTACAAAGCGAGCCGTTCTATTCGTCCCAAGCACATTCGCCGGAATCACGTTAGTATAAGCAACAGTTTCCGACGTTGTCGTGTTAATGTTTGTTACCGTTCCAACCCGATTCAATACCCACGGCGCATCTGACCATTGCTGGATATTGCCTGTCCCCATTTGCAGGACTTGCCATGCGTTCCCCCTCGCTAACTTCGCCAGTGTATCTGTCGCGCTGGCATAAAGGATATCCCCAGTCGTATAAGTCTGAACCCCAGTCCCTCCATAAACCGCGCTCACTGGAATGTTTGGCCCGACCCTGACTGCCCGCCACCGCGTGCTAGTTTGGTCGTAAAACAGTTTCAACACATGGTTCGGCAGCATTGTAATATCCGCGTTGAGACTGAACCTGTTCGTCGCCACACTTCCAGAATCCTCAGCCTTCAACACGATGTTGAATGAGCCCACATTCACCAACTCAATCTCCTCCGGCCCCAACGCCCCCACAATCCCCGTAATGTTCCTCGCCGCGTCACTCGTCAACCTCCACGTATAATTCGTCTCGTATCCAGTTGGATTATAGTCGTTTTGGTCCGAAGTGATTTGAGTCGGAGTAATTACACCAGTCCGAGAAACCCGATTAGCGAATGTGGCCAAGTTCGTTACCACTATACCGTACTGCGATGATATTCCAGTCAACGTCGCATTGCTCGACCCACTTGCAACCCAATTAGGTCCATTCAACTGACCTGCACTGATTGTAAGACCACCACTAGGAACTAGTTCCTCTGCTGCACCGGACGAAGCGGAATTACGTCCTAAAAGCTTCCCTGTCCCTAGTGTAAGACCAGAACCAGTATACGCACCGGGACCAACATAATCCGTTCCAGCAGCAGCGGCCGTGGCTACAGACGTGCCATTGGCTTTGACCAGACCAGACAATCCAGCTAGTGTAAAGTTATTGGTTAGATAGATATTTCCAAACCAAAAATTTGTCAACGCTGTAACGGTTCCGCCAACAGTCCCACCAAAGGAACCAGAACTGTTAAACTGCAACTGCCCACTAGAACCCCCAGGAGAACCCCCGCCACCGCCACCAAAAGCATGTGACACACCGTCAGAGGTCATATACTTAAACGCGTCCCCGGTAGCAAACAAACTCACATACCCAGAAGGGGGAGTGGTGCTCGGATCAGCCACGTTCGCCAATCGTAAGTCCCCTTCTGTGCCTAGCCAAATACGTGTATTAGCGGTTGTCTTTGGCGGAGTTGGTTGGCCCAATGCACCAATAGCAAAAAGAAAAATGAGATACCAATTTTTCATATATATGTTGCTTGGATGTAAAAGTCAGACGTGGGGGAGACTGTGGCATTTGTCAATGCTGCTTGTTCTTGAACCACACAACCATAATGCAACGTCCCATCTGCGTCCTCCTGCATAGGGATAAGTCCATTACGTAAACCAAAACAAAGGACCACAGCAGAGCTTGCTGGGACGAGAGTAGTAAGCACTTTCAAACTACTTGCTCCTGGAGAGTCAACCGCATAAACAACCGCGTATTTGTCTGTTACTGCAGTATTCTGTAACCTCAACTTACGCATAGATTTTCTTGTCGCACCAGAGGCTTCAGACCAAATCGTACGTGAAGCAACAAGGGTAGTCAAGTCGCCAACAGTAGTCAAATTGGGGTCATTAAACACCTCATGTTCTTCAACCAAAGCGGTTATGTTAAACTTCGTTGTATCCGTAGCCTCTACAGTGAGGGTGTTTTCGGTCGTGCTAATCACGAGAACGACACCTGGAGAGTTAAACTTCATCCCTTGCACCGGGAATTGCAGTATTCCCGACCAGTTCGCCAACACCCGTTGCGGAGCGTAAATTGGCACAGCACCGTTAGCAGGAATCCCAGTCGCTGTGCTTGTAGACAACGTATGAATTTGAAGAAACTTATCCGACGAAGAAGTCGAATCAATCTCGACTTTGAACAACGTTGGACCTAAAACTTTTGATGCTGTTGTGGTTATCGCCAGATAATACCCAGCAAGCTGTTGATATGGAGGTGTCCTAATCATAATTACCCTTGTGCTACTATAATCATTGAAGCTGTTCGGATCGGTCTACGTTCACCATCATAAGAGTTAAGGCTTGTTACACGACTTCGCACAGGGTAAGCACCGCGGACTTTGTTCAATCTATCCTGGGCCATACCTAACATTTGCTGTGCATTTGGTTTACCCCCAGCCGCAAGCTTAGCAGCAGCAGCGAAGTAAACCACCATCAAATCATCCAAATCAAGTGTGGCGGATGTTACATACGAACTTCCACCTGATTTCAAATCAGTCAGGGTTCGTTGGCCATCAAACCGTAAAATCTGTTGTGTCACCGGTATCGGCCAGACCTCAAACTGGGTTTCACTATAAATATCCCAGCGCATAATTGGGTCCGTGGCACGAACGGCAACATTGCCGTCTCCAGAAGGGAAGGTGTTGTATTCCGTCTGACCTATCCCATACGCCACATCTCTTTCAATCGTCCCCCAAAAAGCAGATACTTTTACCGGACGTTCATAATTCAATCCAGTGGGTAAGGTTTGATACCTATTACCCACCCCCGCACCGACAGTAACAAAGTTCTGACTGCTGTTCAAAAACTGCCAGTCATACTCTCCCGCCAACCACTTCTGCTTGTTGTCAAGCAACGTATACAACTCCTGATCCTGCGCCGTGGCTACGTTGGCAGTTAGAACATACCCAAGCTCACCTTTGAGCATTAACAACGCATTAGCAAGAGTTGTATTACGTGCCATATTAAGCAGCAGAAAAGTGTTTAGCTACATACTCCGTCGAAAAGACCTCATCAAAGGTTGTCGGCAGTTTTGGCGAAGAACCTGGAAAGAGTTTTTCCACCAAACCAATCTCGCCGTCAGGGTCTTTCATATTCACATACCGCTCTTTGAGATATTGAAGCAGTTCACGTGAATCCACCTCTTTATCGCCCTGCATGGTCATGTCACAAAGAGTCTCACCCTTGGACACAACTTCAAAACCATTCTTTAGCACCAAAGCCTCAGCGGGAGTGATTGAAGTCACCGGCACTGTGCTTCCATATTCGTTTATGCGTAACATTCCACTTGCAGTTTCCATAGTAAATATGTTCCGTTACATTTAATCTGCGACGGAACAAGCGCAGAATAGGTTAAGGAACGAATGAGTTATACGACACGTTGCATAACGTCAATGCTCCGGTTGAAACAGAATTTGTTCCAATAGCCACCGAATGCAGACGAATCAATCGGGTGCCAGAAACAAACACCGAAGGCAGGTTTGTGATAACCGTCACATAGTTCGTTGCTGTCGACGCAGGAGTGATGGTTACCGCAAAGGTGTTCAAAGACAGATCGAAATTCACACCATCCGCGGAACGGACGAATGTAAGAGTCGATGTGTTGGTCATTGTCGAGTTTCCTTGGAAAAGGATGGACAAAGACGCGTTGGCATTAGCATTGCCGTTAGCGTCTGCCACATTACGAACCTCTGCTTGCCAAGGGCCAGCGTAGGTCGTGTTTGTAACAGAAACACCAGCGGAGGTGCCAGTGACATAATTGGTTGCATTCGGATACAACGCAACACCAAGCGTATTCGTCACGACGATGTTGGTTGTATATGCGTTTGTAGCATACCATGTAGTCGTATTTGTCGAAGCCGGCCAAAACGTAACCGAACCTGGATAATACGTATTGGTCGTGGTCGTCGTGACCGTAGTCACTGTCGAAGGCGCACCAAGAAAACTGGCGGTGTTAAAGTTAGCTGCCTTGCTCATGTCGGCTACGACGAAAGCAAGTAAGCTAAGTGCGATAGCAATAAGATACTTTTTCATTTGTTTATCCTTTTTGGTTGTGCCCAAATTTTGGGCATGACTTATGCGATAGAATACACCCCGGAGCAGTTCCGCTGGCGAGCACAAAGAGCACCAGTGTATGTCATTGAACGCATGTAAACGAGGTATTGATAAGGACGAACTGGTTCGCGGAGTTTATTCTCCTCGTCCTGCATTGGATACAACGTCAACTTGCTGTCGTCGAAGATGTAACACTTCTTGGACATACCCATGTCGTCCAATGTGGGGTCGTATGTAAACGTTCCCAGACCACGCAGAGAGATGTCGGCAATTCCCAGGTCGGTTTTTCCGTTATTTACAAAGCCTTCATAGGAATACAACCCTTTGCTTTGCAGTTCAGACTCCAACGCTTCGATAAACGCCGAGCCAGCCAAAGCGATATTCGGCTTACCACCGAAACGCTTCAATTGGCGGAGTTCTCCACGCAACGTCTTACTCAACGTCTGATTCTCCTCTGATGCAGTGATGTTTAATGAACTCCGATTCCGCCAAGCGGGATAAGTCACATTAGACAAACCACCAACCGTGCCCACAGTTGAATCATCAAACATGAGTGAACGCACCCCAGGAATCTGCTTCGCGTCCTGCGAACCATCGCCCCAGAGCATACTGTTCATCGAACGTGCCCACGATTCACCGAAGTCCTCCAGACGGTTCTGAAGAATCGAAGTCAAACGGGTCAACTCAACCTCTGAATGTTCCGAAGTTTTCTGATTATCCGTCACCGTAATCCCGTCCTTCTTGAGTTCGGTTTCGGTGAGAATCAACCCAGCGTGCATTTCCTTCCAAGGATACGTACCACGAAGGGCATTCTGTGCTTGTGTAAACACCAACGCATCGTCCTCCGCGAATCCTTGAAAGAACCCAGACACACCAGACATGAAGTTAATCTGCACTGGCAGAGAAACATTGTCCTTGCCTCCAGGGAACGTTTTTTTCTTCGCTTGCAGAATCCGCACAAGAGGTTTATCTTGCACAGTCTGTGCGAACACTTTACCCCTCACATACATTGTCAACGCCATGCTGACAATATCGGAGGCCACTGTTAATCCAAGAGCCATATAATCTTTCTACCGATGTTTTGCAGCCACGGACTGGACCAAAGAGCTAAAATCTCCCCAGTCATCCAATGACTTTATCGGCTGTTTGAAGTTAGGTGAAGCACCATTTGAGCGAAGAACCTTCCGTTCGGGAAGCTTTGGAACTAGGACGTTTAACCGGGACTTGACATCCGCATAGGCTTTCTCAGCATTGGCTATGGCGGCGGACACTGTTCGCGGAACATTCTGCGTGTTCAGTGTCGTAAGGCGATCAACCAGCATGTCTTTGATCTTAACATAATCAGGATCAGCTTGCATTTTGTTCTGTTCCCAAGTGTTCAACGTAGACACCATTTGTTGGTGCATCTGTGCCTCGGTTTGTTGCTGATTAGAGGACAACTGTTGTTGTGTTACGTTGACTTGAGACCTTCTGGCGGAGAGTTCCTTTGCGGTCTCCGCATCAATCACTCCATCGTCTAACTTCTTTTGCAAGTCAGCAGGCAGCTTTGAACCAAGCCCGATGTCAATGGTTTCGATATAGGTATTCAACCTATCACGTAACGCACGAACATCGGTTTTAGCCAAAGCCGACAGTTCCAAGGCGGTATTAAGGTCCTCGACCGAGATGTTGTTTTTTGCACAATACTGACTAATATCTGACCCCAGTTTTGCTGGAGCTTCAAGTTCAGCTAGTTTTGTCTTAACCTCATCCCGTTCTTTGATTACTTCTTTCCACCGTGGATGTTCATGGAATGGCGGAAGGTCTGATTTTGTTTCCTTACCTTCGTCGGTTTCGGTCTTTTCCTCAGACGGGACTTCTGACTCCTCCTTTGCTTCGGTAGAAGGAACCTCAGTCTCGTCGTTCTTTTTGTCAGCGGGCGATGCTGACGTAGAAGACTGCACAGCTTTCGCTATACACTCCGCTATTGTATCGCCTGATGGGGTGGACGAAGCCTCAGTTACGTCCGGTTTTGCTACGGTTGACGAGTCCGTGGCGGGAGCTTTATCGTCGAGATTAGTTGTTGATTCCTTGTCCATACTATGCTGCTTGTTGTTGTCTCAAGGCACCTTGAGGGGTTGGATGTGGCGGAGAAAGATGTTGTGATGGCATTTGACCATTCATGGTCGGGGCAGAAGCTTGACCTTGTGCGGGAGGACGCATGGAGGGTTGAGCTTGCGCTTGTGGTTGCATTGCCATTGGTTGGGGCGTACCCAACGGGAAAGCTTCATCTGGGTCCAAACGATCATCCAATCTTTTAATGGTTTCACGCAAAATGAAATTCGGATTAGCACCAGCGGCAATCAATGTCGGCGCAAGCATTTGAAAGTTCGCGATTTCCAATGCACGATTGGGGCGACCGGAAGATGAGGCGACAATGTCGAGGTAAAGGTAGTTCAGATAGTCCTCTTTATCCAACTCAGGCCATACAGCACCAGGACCGGCAATACGTATCACTTCTGGTTTCTGCATTTCACGTATCAAAATCTCTCCGCCCGCTTGTGCCATTTGACTTAAAAGGTCATCCAGATCATCCACATTGGACGAAGCGGTGACAATCCTGGACTGCTCATTGATCGTGGCGGCTGTAGCAGTGGCTTTGTTTGATGCAGCTTGTGGACCTTCCTCTGTCCCTAGCGACAGAAACATATCCTGTGTCTGTGGTCCAACATCATACGCCATTGGGTCAATTGGCGCAGGACGCATGACAGCGACTACATCATTGATGTTAGTGCCAGGAGGGATGCCCTGTAACTCCAGCAAACGGTTTGGCTGAGTGGACTCAAGCAAGGATTTATCGTCCTCGGTGAGGAAACCTTTACCGGCTATGTATCGTGGAGCGTTAGCTTTACGTTGTTCGCGAAGTGCTTCACGGCTGCGGTTCCACTCTTTCTGTGCATGACGGATGAGTCGAACGTCTGACGGAGGAAACACCGTGGCTTTGTTGCCAGATTCGACTTCTATGTCGTTAAACGTGAGGGCAAATACCGGCCAGAAACAGTTGATCTGCGGTGCGACAGGTTCTGGCGGTTTGATATAACCTTTATAACCATCAAGAATAAAAAACGTAGCACCAAGAGACTTGTCAAACACCTCGAAAAGACAGACCCGTTTTTTGGTTGCCTCTGACGCTGGGTCGTCTACCGACAAGGGCATTCTGGCTTCGGTGTCATCGTATTCGCCACTGGGATAGTATTGCACCAATTCATTCGTATCATCCAGGTCGAGATTGAAAAAAGCATTCACTTCTTCCACGGTCATCAAATGCTGTTGGGCGATCCATTTTGCACCGACAAAGCCTTTCAAACACGAGCAGGATATGTCGGGGATGATACTTGACGCAGAGGGGAAGTCAAAGATCAGACGGGTTTGCACTTTCTGCAACTCACCATTTTGCAACGTAGCGGCGATGTTGTTTGACAACATTTTCAAATCTTCCATCTCCGGGTCGGTGTCTTGTATCTCACCATCATGGACACGGGCGACAATACGTTTGGCGGATTTAAGTTGATCCAGCATATCTCCGCCAACCTCTTGCGAGGACAAAGGAGCGTTTCCACCACGAGAAAAATTAACCCGAACATACCCCACTCCGCAAGTAACCACTCTCCGAACAAGCTGCTTCATTTGCAGTTTGAACATGAGTTGTTGGTTGTCACACTGCCATTTGTAGATAATCTCCAGGGTGCGGCCGATTTTATCCACCATATCCCGATGGGCACGTCCCTGGGCGTAGTCGGTTAAAAGGGCGGTCGCCGCGAGCTTGACATCAGGGCCCATACCGGGGTCAGCGAGAACCTCTTGAGCGTGAAGCAATGACTCTTGGCGACCATCCCAAATTTGAAAATCCTCACGACGGCGGCGTTTGGCAATCGCTTTTGGGTCGCGGGCGTATAGGTGTGATACCTTTTGGTTCACCGAACGAAGGACGAGGTTGACAACATACCGCTGGGACTCAATAGCTTCCTGTCCTTCCCATTGGATTCCAGCAGCGAAGTTCATGTCATCCCTCATACGTTCGTAGTCTTTCTTCCAATGACTACGGGCGTCACGAATACGTTTGGTCCAACGCTTTACCTCCGCCTGAACTGATTCAGGGATTTCGTCAGTAACGGCGGTGTTGCTCGGCAGTATGTTGGTTGAATCGTCCATTACAAATCAGCAAGTTGCATTTCACGACTAAAGCGAGAACGCTTGTCGTGTTGTTTTAACCAACGGAGTGTGAGATCACCAAGAGTGAAGGGCTGGAAGGTCTTTTGCACTTGTTGCTTGTTGGCGGAAATCATTGTGTCCAAACCCATACCGAGATGTGCTAAAGCGTCAACAAAGTCGTCATGCTTGCCGGAGTCAAATGCAAGCATTTCAGCCAACGCGGAAGGGAACCAATGAGCAAAGGTGGGCCAGCGGACCATTCCGCATTTCATTCGTGCGCGGATGGACTGAGCACGGGTCCGTTTATCCCTTGCGGGGGTTACCTCTTCGACATAGGTATAAACCTGTTCCTCACGCATACGTTTGGTGAGAAACGGACCTATCGACTTCGATATATGGCCTTTCTCTGCCCACCAGACCTGAGGCCGTCTACGTTTCATCATGGCTAACATTGCTTCGATAGAGTCATCAGTAGCGGCTTGTTTCCAAAAAATGTCAGGTAGAATCCATAGGACACCGTTCTCATCCACACCGCCAGGAAGATGACAGGTAAAGTCAGCCTTCTGGTCCAATGACACAGCAAAGTCAGACGCGACATAGTGGATAAGGTCGTGTGGAAGTTCTTCAGGACGATAAGCGGCGGATTCAATCCAGTCTTTCTTGAAGAAATCACCGTCCTCAGGATGAGGGTCTTGGTCATACAACCCAGCACGATTTGGGTGGTGGCGGATGGTTTCCGCCATGTCCTCGGTGAACCACTCCGGCCAAAGACGTTCGCCGGGGAGACGTCCAAGCGGGTCGTCAGCCTGAGCGAAGAAGGGGATTTTTATAACCTTCCACTTCTCTGGCTGGGTCGCCATAAGCCAGCCCGCGAGGTCATCCTCATGCCGGCGGTTACAGATAAGTATTTGTGACGCACCGGGTTTAAGCCGCGGCCAGAAGTCGTTGAGATACCAATCTTTTACCTTCTCGCGGTAGAGGTCTGAATACGCGTCCTCTTCGGTCCCGATTGGGTCGTCAATCAGGCCCAAATCTGCACGATGTCCGGCAATACCAGCATTCACACCCGCGCAGAAGAAACGGCCGCCGTTGGTAGTCTCCCACTCTCCAGCGGAACGACTGTCAGCACAGAGGTTGTAACCCAGCTCCTTGTGCTTCATCTGGATGAGGTTACGGGCCTTACGGCTGAATGACTCAATGAGCGTGTATGAGTAAGAACAGGCAAGAACCGTTGACCCTGGGCGGCGGCCAAGAAAATGCGGCGGGAATAGCAAAGAAGTATAGGTTGATTTAGCTGACCCTGGTGGTAGCATGATAAGAAGATTGCGTTGCGCACCTTCTTCAATAGCGGTTAGCTCGGTCAGTATCAACCTATGATGAGTGGCTGGTTCAAACCCGCAAGCTCTTGCCCAGGCGACGAGATCGTGACGTATCTCGCGGCGTTCCGCTAACTTCTTTGCGGCTTCGATGGTTAGTGGTTCGGGCATACGATGCGATGGAAGCACTTCTGCGGCTATGCCGCCTGTTAGTTCCTTGCCTTTCCGTTATCCGCGATGATGGTTGCCAGTTCTTCGTCCGTAAGTTTGTCCAATTCAACCTTGGATGTATGTGTAATGGGCTGGTTGGGCTTACCGTAGACACGGTCCAGGAGGTCGCAAGCGGCTTTCCGCTGGGTCTCAGGCTGGCATTCTTCTTTGTCGCGAATCTCGATCAACTTAAACACGCTGTCCAACGCAGCGGACTGAAGGACTTCGCGGACAGTGTCTCGTCCGGCTTTACGTATTTCCTCCACGATGAGTTGCCTCGCCCAGGGTTGGCGGCAGATTGCCGCTATCGCGGCGGGGGAGAAACCTAGCTGGTCGCTAATCTCTTTATGTGACATGCCTGACGCCGCCATGAATGCAATGGCGCGTTGATGCGGGCGTTCTTTCTTGTTTCGATAATAAGGCGGAGTATGCCCGCCAACCAAATCCCTATCAGCCATTGGGATGGTATCGCCCATATTTTGGGCATGACCCTTTGGGGTTGTTTCCCGCTTGGTCAAACTATCAACAAACTCTAATACGTTGTCCATAGTCTCTTGTCTGTATGTACACCGCCAAGGGCACGAAAGGATTCAACGGCTGGCGGCGAATCAATTCTTGATCGCACTCGGGCATGGCGGAAAGAACTACTTCCCTTACCTCTCTCTTCTTTTCTCTCTCGCGCAAATAATCCATATCGCCCATACCTAAGCCTCGCCCTCTTTGGGCGAATTTGCAACATATATTATCTTCTTCTCTGCTCCGCGCTTGAGGGCTTAACCTGAGCGAAGTTTCCCGTTTGGGGCGGTTTGGTGGAGGGGGGTCCCATCATATATGCACGAGAACGCAGCGAGGGGTGGGCCGGGGGACGGCATTAGACGTGCTCGTGTGCGTTGTGGACAAGGAAGCCTGCCAGCCTGGAATCTCGATTAAGCCGATAGGGATGGGAGAGAAGGCAAGAATTGCCGACTCAAAACGGGACAGCCCCTGCCTAGAAATTGGAAAGGGGAGAGAAGTGTTTGCAAGGCAATGGCTTAGGGGAGAAAAGGAGCAGGGAAGCAGAAAAGCGTGTCCAAAAATAGGACACCGAGGCCAGCCAGCCAAGGCGGGAAGAGGTTGGCATGGCATTTGCTTTGCGAAGAGGCAGAGCGGAGAAGCATCCGCTTCATCAGCCCCGGATTGCAGGGGAAAGAAAGGTCATATATATGGTTTACAAAAAAGAATCATGGATTGCCTCTTATAAAAAAGCGGTAACAGATACGGCCCAAAAGCCGTCAAGCGGGATGGTTTGCGCCTTGGCGACATTGCGGGTCATCCGCGATGGCATTTGCGATGATATTGGGCAGAGCGATGAGCAGAGCAAATTATTCTGCGAAGATGTCCGCGCCAGCATGAACGAACTCATTAAGCAAATCACAAAGGGCGAGACCGTGCATGGTTTCGCCAGCAATGCGAGCGCGGCAGCGAAAGCGGCGGGATTTGCCGGAGAAGCATCCGCGCTGGAGCAGGCTGGGCTGGATGCCTAGAGCGTCCCTAGAACACGGCCTGCCAGAATGCCAATGGCTGGCCTTTTCTGTGGATTCCAAACTAACAAACAAACAAACAGTCAGATTGCTCATCCGCGCATTTTGGCAAGGATATAGGCATCGCGACAAATATGCACAGGACGTTTTTTGGACGGAATTGCGCCAAATGCTCCGCAGAGCAGGCTTTAGGAAGGGCAAAGCATGAAAAGGGCCATGGCGAGCCTAAGGCCTTGCGGCAATGCGGCTTGGGCGGATTCTGGCCCTATGGCGAGGCCTTGGGCGGGGGAGCGGCGCATATATGGTACGTACATGGCCCTTGCCATGAGGCCAATGCGTGCGTGCGTGCGTGCGTGGATGATATTTACAGCCCCCCCTGCCATAGGCCATATATTATTTGAGCAGCATACCTGTTATAAACCAGCTAAATAGAGCCAATATTCTAACTTTTAAAAAAAAAAAAAAATTTTAAACTATATAAAGGGATACCCCCCTGCTCCTCTGAGGCTCTGATATGCCTGGGGGAGGAAAATGAGGCGCACGCACGCACGCACGCACGAACAATTTATCGCTCCGCCAAGCATGAGCGAGGCATGGTAGGCAACAAACGAAAGGTTGAGGTTATGATTGGCACAACGGACGAGAGAGAGATGCAGGCAAAGGCCAACGAGGCATGGGCGAGGTATAATGCCGTCCATGCAAGGTGGATGAATATGGTGGTGGATAGGCACAATCCGTCGTGGATTGCGTTGCAGTGTGAGTTGAAAACGGCACGGGCAGAATATATTGCAGCCTATCAAGCGTTGCATCCGACGTGGATTATTTTGTAGAGAGAGAGAGAGAGAAAAACGGAAACAACAAACGAAAGGTTGAGATTATGTATGCTAGTGTTAACTTCAAATCCAAGAAAGCATTCCGCGAGGCGGTCGCAGCGGGAAAGCGTATTACCATCTATGCGCCAGGAATGGGCAGCCCGGTCGACAATGGACGCGACTTCGTCGAAGGTCCATGGTTTCCTGAACCGCATAAGTGGTATGCGCAGGTAGAAATGAAAGACGGTGTGGTGGTGAAAGTGAAGTAACATGAAAGAAAAACAACAAATGTGGCCGGTGTTGCCAACATTCCGCCAAGCAATCGAGAGAATTGAACCTAGGGCAAAAGAAGCACCAGAAAGTTTTTTGCATCAGTTTCTTTTATTATGTTTGGACGCAAAGGCTGTAGGCTTACTTGGCCCAAAAGAAACACGATTGCTTGTTGACGCCTACCAAGCGTGGTTACGGCTGAATTAGTAATGCCCAAAATTTGGGCATAACGAGAGAAAAGGAATAAACTGCATGGTAGAGCCTAGCAGAAAGCATGCCAAGAGGCGAGCAGGGGAGCAAATAATTTCAGAATATTCCCTTGCGCCCTTCGCCAAGCCATGCTAGGCTTTCCATGCGGCCCAGAAAGGGCTTTTATGCAAACAACTTTTTCACAACCAGAATTCGCCACGCACAGGCGCGAAATGGCAGTCAATCGTCGGGATGAGTTGCTCATCGAGTTTTGCGAACGGCACAAACTCTGCATTCGCCGGTTGGCTACCTGGCGGATGCTACCGCCAGATGGACAGGTCGCCGGATACATCAACGGCTTCCCGCAGTCCTATGGTATTCTACGTGCAACCGGCAATGGTCTTTGCATCATTGAACGCCAGGACGGGACCTTGTTCGAGGGCCATCTGGACTGGTTCATCCGCAGTCGCGAAGCGGCTGAGAAGTCTTTGCACAAGAAACCCGACAGCGACAACGGAAGTGAGAAACCCGCCAAGGCACGACGAAGCCGATTAACGGCAGAACAGCAAGCACTGCTGGCACAGATTTGTGAATGAGGGAGAGAGAGAGAAAGTATGAACAACAACACCAAAGCGAAATTCAAACAACTCCGCAAGGTCGATCGTCGTGCGCTACAGGCACCACGGAAGTCGCGTGTCGGCAAAGTCGGACGTTGCTCATCTAAATTTTCGGCGGATACGACCGCCAAAACAAGTCAGGGTGGCTTGTAATCCATCCTACGGTGTCGTGTAAAGCACCGATGTTAAATCTTTACACAAAAAACGAACATATATGATTGAAACAATAAGGGAATCCCTTGGATTCAAGGTGCCAGTGCTGTGGTATGCCTCTGTCGACGAAGCAGACAAGGCGGCAGGTCGCGTTGGTGCTGTGCTGGACGAATGCAACCTCAACCTCACCTACCGAGGCACGAACGTTGAGGCACGTCAGCGCATTTGCGACGTGGTTGAGAAAGCGTCCAAGATTGCCCGTAAGACCAAACCGGTGCTCAAGGACGGTAAACCCCTCGTTAAAGACGGTGAAGCCGTGACCGAATACGACGAGACAGAGCAGGTCTACGTCGACCGTGCGATGGCGACAGCCAAACTCACCGTCGAAGCTTTACAGGCTGAGGTGACTAAAGCCTGCAAGGGTGGGTTCAAAGAGGAAGACGGCGAGGAAGTTAAACCCCTCGCTGTGGACATCAAGGAGCGTGAACGCAAGCCGACAGCACCGAAAAAGCTGGCCGACTCGTTCCTGGAAGGTGCGAAGAAACTGTTGGCAGACGCCACCAAGCTCGCTGCGTTTGGCAAGGCTTATACCAGCCTGCTCAAGAAGCCCTTGGCGTCAACCACCGACCCTGTCGCCATCGGCTGGGCGTTGAAGGAGTTGATTGCCGCACGTCAAGCGGCTGAAATGGCCAAGATTACTGGCTAAACCAATGCGGGTGGACGTTAGGTCCACCCGCACCGTTTATCCTGTATGTATTTCGCCACCATCACGTTAGCAACTGTCCGTCATACACAGCAAGTTACTGACCTTTCTTGCTTCATTGCAGCTTGATGGTGGTTTTAATCTTAACTAACCAATCCTATGAACGACCACGTGGCGGAAAAACAGACGCTAGGGAATAGTGACGACGCATGCGTCACACCCCGAGACATGAGTGCATTGTGTCATGCAGGTGGAAACCCTGCCGTGGTCCTCTCTTGCAAAGAATGCGGGGGTGAGGTTGACCTTAACTATATAGGAAAGGTGCGTGAGAAACTCGAAACCAACCAAATATGTTACGTTTGCAACTTTTGGCTGGAAATAATCGAAGCTAAAAACGAACTATACCGTGTGTTCATTGACGGCAAAGCCTATGTTATAGGTGAATTCTACCACAGACTTTCTCCTTTTTGTGGGTTTAATGGCAACAAATACAGAATAAAGATAAACAACAAAGCCATAATCACCACAAAAAACTTATGGTTCAACGGATACATCCCGGATAGATTTCGTTCCCGGTTGCCTAACAACGCGGAGTTTATATGATATGTGAATGTAACAATTGTAGTGAGTGTGAAAAAGCATATAACAACTATCTAACAGAACTAGCCAATCATTGCACTAGTGTGCAACCAGATAAAAACTTTCGCCAAATGATGTTAGATAAATACGGGCAACATATTGAAAATAGAGCACAAAAAGCAAAAAACAAATTACTTAAAAATGAAACTAACCCAACAACAATGTGTTGACCTGAGCCAACTCGCACACAAAGAGTTCCAACGGGACCTTGGTTCCCACGTAGCGCCATATACAAAACCTTCTCCCTGGGAAGATTTGTCCTACGAAGAAAAGCTTTGTTGGCAACGTGCAGTGGCTGCTGTAATCGCTAACCTTCCTCCATATGTCACCCCAGTTAAGTGAAAAAGCGTTTCGCACCTACGAAGGTGTCATCGCAAAGGTGGTAGAAGCCTACCCAAATGTGGTATCACTCCAACCGTCCATCCAAGGTGTCGCGGCGACAACCTTTGTTGCCCGCCTGCGTGACGCAATGAAATCCTTCCATGAATATGCGTGGACGTCTGACATCAACCACAGAGTCTTTTGCGGAGTATACATCAACATCATCGTAACCTTTGGCAAAGACGGTTATGTACTTGTCGGCCCTCGTTCGTCCATCTCCGCCATGCGGTCTCCAGCGCAAACCCAACCCTCTGTAACCGTCCACACATCCGACGATGGTCTACACATCGCCATTAACCCCACATTCACCCCCGAATGTCTTGCCTTCCTCGCACATAACCGTGCTCTTGCTCGTCCGTTAATAATCTCTGGGTTGGCTCCTGAAAAAGCCGATGAACTATCCACACATTTTGACATCTTGTTGGAACCACACTCCGGCGGGTGTTATACACTATCATGAACACACAAAATGCTTATCACGACCCATTTCGTGAAATATCGGTTGACGATAAAGTTAAGATAAACGTAACCATTGACAAGAACACATACAACGCCATCAAGTGCCCTCGAATGGAACATGGAACCATTCAGATCACCCTAGCGTTGTTGTTGAAAAAGCTCCAACAATCCTTGGCGGAACATAACATCACCACCTATTCAGACAAAGAACAGTATGAACACTTCCTTGCCACTTGCTCCATCCAGTCATGCCCAAAATTTGGGCACGACCGAGGAACCATTGAATCTAATCCAGTTGCAAAAACCAATGCACCTAATGTCGGAGGAAGAACTTCGTCAGCGTGTGATGGAACTCCGCCAGCTACGCACAGCAGCACAGACACTCAGAGCAAAGCTATCAGTGGACGAAAAGGAAGAAAAGGAGACTAGGACGGAGAAACAAATCGCAGCGGTGGATTCGTTCTTGAATTCGTTATGAGGACGATTTCCTTGTTGTTTACCTGTCTATCCATCTCGGCTGAAACCGCCTCATGGTATGGCCAAGAATGTACTGGGCGGTTGATGGCTAATGGCAAACCATTCAACCCAAACGCACTTACTTGTGCTAGTTGGTGTTACCCACTGGGCACTCGACTCCGAGTATCCCATGGAACAAACACAATCACAGTTGTGGTGACTGATCGTGGTCCAACCCGGCGATTACACCGAGACATTGACCTGAGTCGGGCAGCTTTTGAAAAGCTAGCAAACCTTAAACAAGGACTGATAACAATTACAATAAAACCATAAAATGCCGGATTATGAATACTGAAAAATACGATTCAACTGATGATACTTTGAAGCACATTTTACAAGTGCGGCAACTGCTTTACATCATGCAAAATAAGCTTGAAGAACGCGGGTTCAAGCATGACCAATCAAAACTAAAACAGCCGGAAAAAGAAATCTTCGACGAGATGACACCAAAGTTGAAGGCTTTGACCTACGGAAGTCCTGAATACAAAGCATCACTCTCCGAACTTGGGGTTGCGCTGAAACACCACTATGAAAACAATTCTCATCACCCGGAGCATCACAAGAGTTACGAGTGTAACATCTGCTTTCACAGTGTTGTAAAAACTCTACCTAATGTTTGTCCTAAGTGCGGCAATCCGCAATTTACAGAGGGTTTTGATGTTGCCGGGATGACGTTGCTGGATTTGGTGGAGATGTTCTGTGATTGGAAAGCTGCCACGGAACGCCACGCAGATGGCGACTTTGGAAAAAGCATCACCATTAACTCAAAGCGGTTTAAGCTTTCAGATCAATTGTCATCAATTATCCACAACACAAAGCTCGAATTAGGGTGGTAAATAAATCAAAAACACACAATGAAAACCGCCCAAGAATTCAAAGAATTTTTCTCCGCGATACCGGAGGAGAAATGGTTCATTGGATATTTTGTATCAGACAAAGACCCTAACATGTGTTGCGCCTTAGGCCATCTAGGACATCGCTTCGACAAAGCCACTAACAATAGTAAACTTTTTCTTATCCTTTGCAATAAAGTAAAAGTTGATTCAGTGACAGAAGTAAATGATAAATCTTCCAAGTCTTTTCCGCAACCCACACCCAAACAACGCATCCTTGCGTTGTGTGACAAGATGATTGCCGCTGGGTTATGAAAACAAAATGCAAAAGATGCAATGCTTACGGATAAAGAATTTTATAAACAGCTACATACAAAATAAACGAACAATACATGATAAAACAACAAAACACCTAAACAAACACAATGAACACACTATACATTGACAACTCGTTCCTAGAACTCCTTCAAACCTGTCCCAGAGCATTGGACTATAACCGTCTCCGTAAACGCACACTGGCCGGAGCAAAACCCGCACTTAACTTCGGCACCTCAGGTCACAAAGCCCTGGAACATCGTTACAAGGCTTGCCTTAACCAAGCCGTTTCTCCTCAGGTCGAAGACGAACAAATTCGTATTCTCGAAACCTTCTTTGCGACCAACCCACCGCCAGAGGACGAATACCGCAATCTCAACTGGGCAATCGAATTGTTTGTCAAAAAATATAACAAACACTACTCCTCAGAACCATTTTCCGTTCTCCTTGACGAGAATCAAAAACCTCTTGTCGAACTCCCCTTCACCGTCCCTTTGGCTACCATAGGTGACGTCTCCGTCATCTACATGGGACGTATTGACCTTCCCGTCCTATGGGATGATCAGGTGTTCATCCTCGACCATAAAACCACATCCATGCTCGGTCAAGGTTTCTGGGATGACCTTCGCGTGTCCCCACAACAAATCGGCTACGCTTGGGCGTTTTGGAAACTCACCGGACGATGTCCTGCTGGGTTCTGTGTCAACGCAATACGGACAAAACAAGCCCCGGTGAAACCCAAAAACGGTATTGATGCCTGGTGGTCGGAATGTTACGAACGTTCAAAGGAGTTTTTATCTATCGATCAATACAACGAATGGGAAGAAAACCTGATTAAATTGGTCGAAGAGTATTTATTTCATGAAAACAAATCGTATTTTCCTATGAAGAAAAAGTGGTGTTGTGGCAAATACGGACGTTGTCAATACTATGAAGTCTGCACTACTAACCGCGAATCCCGCGACATGATGTTGCAGTCGTCTATGTATGTGGACAACGATTGGTCTCCATTAAACCCATGAGAGAAAACCAAATGCGTTGTGTTCTATGCAAAGTCATTTTGCTGGAATTAACAACCCACGGTATGTGTGAACTTTGTGACGAACGTGTCCAATCAACTTATAAAGCATATGACCAAAGAACAGGAGCAAGTGAAACAGTTCATGAAGACGGCGAGACAAGACTGTCCAGACGTTCTGACATTTCCCAGTCTGGCAGTTAGTGCGTTTCGTGTTAGATTGATCAGAGAAGAACTTAGTGAATTTAAGGAGGCAACGCAAAAATACAACTTCGTCGAAATAGCTGACGCTCTGGGTGACTTACTGTATGTTGTCCTCGGTGCTGGTGTAGCCTATGGTATTGACCTCGAACCAATCTTTCAGGAGATTCACAAGTCAAACATGACTAAATTTGAGGACGGTTATGTCCGTGCTGACGGAAAGTTAATAAAAGGTCCAAAGTATTCTCCCCCTGACTTGTTCCCAATTTTAATAAAACAACTAAAATGAAACTGTCTGAAATCGCAGTTCTCATCTGGTGTTCTTTATTCGCACTGGCCCTTATTTGGCTGACAGTGCAAATCTATTTCGTGTCAAAAATAAAAACAAACAAACATAAAAACAAAACAAAATGAAAACATATAGTGGTAAAGTCCAAGACTTTCTTGACTACATGAAAACACAAGAAACTCAAATACAAAATGTGCGTTCTACTTACTTAGAACTAATAGACCTTTTCCCACAATACGCAGATAACATATACCCAATAGCGGTATGCAACCAAATTGACTTTGAATTCTTAAAACACGAAGACGCGTGTGTTGTGATGAACACCTTGGCGGCTGGTAAGTGGAATAAAACACCGGAGCAAGCAACTATAAACTACACCGTAAAGGAATGGCACAATGGTGTCACCGTCCGACTCTATCGCACCGAACCCGGACCTCATTGTCGGGTGATTGAGGTTGAAGAAACCTTGCCCGCTGTGCCGGAAAGGAAAATGATAACCATAAAGGTTGTCTGTGGAGAATAAATATATGACCCGCTTCATCCGCGAAGGGCGTTTCGGCCCACCTAAGTCATTCAAAACAGGTGCCGTCGTTGGCACTTACCCACGTCCCCTACTCGTTCTTTCATTTGACGTTGGCGGGACTGACATCATTCGAGAACCTATCACGTTCATCCCACACAATGAACTCAACGCTGTATGTGCTTTGCCTAGCGACAAAATATCGCCCTTATCCGTGGTCGACCTGTCATCCCTTAACAACCAAGCACTTACTTCAGCCTATCAACCTGTACCAGACACTACCACCTTCCCAGCAACTATCTCCTGCGTCAACGCCCTCACCAACCGTTGTCCATGGAAAACTGTGGTCATTGACACTGTCACCGGTCTCTCTGACTGCATCTGGGGACACCAATCCGCGACCAACGCGCCAGCCTTGGCGGACCCACGTAAATGGGCAGGTAATATCGGCATGAAGGTCAAGCAAGTCATCGACCGCACTAATCAAATACAAGCCCATACCGTCTTTATCTTCCACTCTGAGGTTATCAAAGATGAAACCACATCAGCTATTGGTGAACAGCCGATGGTTTACTCCAAACTCCGTGACTGTATTGGCGGACTGTTTTCCCAGTTCTTTTACGCATTCACAGACGTTTCAACCAAAGGTCAACCTCAAGCGTGGGTGCGAACCCAACCTTTTGGCCTAATCAAAGGCATCGGTGTTCGTTGGCCAGCAGACCTGCCAAACGTATGTGGCGCAACGTTCCAAGCGATATACGGTAAATCCAATGTCGTCTAACAATTTGGCCATACGGCCATTAAGGAAAACCATCCTAAATAAAACGGTTAAAAACAAAACAACAAAAACAAAACATGAACACAGACACAGAACAAAACTCATTCGTTGATCCTTTGGATACCAACGTGAACGACATCAACACCAAATACCCGTTGATCCCTGCCGGCACGGTGACTGAAATGCGTATCAAAGACGCAAAGCTTGACGCTAACAAAGCGGGTGATGGACAGAATTTGGTTCTTGCTTTTGAGACCATTAAGGAACTGATGTCTACCGACAACGAATCCATCCCGCCAGGGTTGACCATCTCCCACTACATCCCGATCAACCCAAAACACACTGAAGGCAAGCAACCATACACATTGGACCAAATCAAAAAAGCCATCGCAATGGTTGCTCAATCCGCACACATGAACTGTTCCGTCAAGGACATTATCACCAACCCCGCCATTCTCACTGGCAAGGTTGTAAACGTCAAGGTTTCTATCTCTAAAGAAACCGCAGAGTTCGCCGCAGCCAACCGCCTACGTTTCATTGTGGTACGTTAACCTTCACAACACTAACCGCCAGGCGTAGGTCCGATCCCTGCGTCTGGCCCAAAATTAGGGCATCACCATGCTTTTATTCTTTGACACCGAGACTACTGGAAAGGCCAACTTTAACGTCCCGCCTGATCATCCCAGTCAACCAAGACTAGTGCAACTTGCCTGTGAGTTATACACACTTGATGGCACTCGACCGCTCCATACATTATCCGTCATCATCAAACCCGAAGGGTTTACCATCCCCGAAGAAACTTCAAAGATACACGGCATCACTCAAGACATAGCCAACGCTATTGGCGTGAAACAATCCTGGGCCGTAAATACGTTTCTTGGTATGATGTCACACGCAAAATACTTTATTGCTCATAATGTTTCTTTTGACACACTGATAATGCTAAAAGAATTTCATGTCGCCGGTAAATGGACCATCACCTCTCCCAACCCATTTACATCCACTTTCTGCACCATGCAGACAGCAACCAACGTATGCAAACTGCCTGGCAACTACGGTAAATACAAATGGCCTAAACTTTCTGAAGCATACAAATACGCTTTCAATGAAGACCTTCAACACGCACACGACGCCTTGGTGGACGTTCGTGCATGTAAACGTGTGTATGACTGGCTTTCAACCAAACAACTAACCCCAACATCAAAACCTGTATGAGTCAATCCAATCCTAATCCGGAAGAACGTGCACGTATTGTCGCCGCTGCGACCAAGGTGTTCAAACCCGCCGACCCTTCGCCGGAAGAACAACTTATCACCCGGTTTGAACAACACAAAAAACAAGTAGAACAAATGATGCTTACGGTTAAAAACGCTGAAGGTGGATACTTCCGCAACCCTAAGGCGGCGATAGAACTCTCAGCCAAGCAATACGCAGAGCAGTTACACTCCTGGTCTAAAGACGAAATACTCTACCTCCTTTGCGCCTTCCTCGGCAACGCAACCTACGAAAACCTACGTTAATATGGAAACCTTGCCCCTTAAAGACATCATTGTCGAAGACCGTTTCCGTGTTGACTACGGAGACCTCGAATCCCTCAAACAATCCATTTCAGCCTATGGTCTTATCCAACCCATTGTGGTCGACCAAAACAACCGTCTCATTGCAGGTGGACGTCGTTACATGGCACATCAGCAGTTGGGTTTGCCTACTATCTCGGTCGTCCGACGTGAAACCTTGTCTCAAGACGAACTGTTCGAACTTGAACTCGAAGAAAACCTTCGCCGCAAAGACATGTCGTGGCAAGAACACTGTCTAGGCGTTGCTAAGATACACGAAATCAAACTACACAACGCTGCACTCAACTCCACTTCTTGGAGTGAACGTGCAACAGGTGAACTCCTAGGTGTCGCTAAAGGACAGATATACTACGCCAAATACTTTGCAAAAAAACTTGCGGACAAAGCCTCTCCTTACTGGCAATGCGAGCAAATGTATGATGCTATACGTCTTAAACTCCGCGAAGAAGAAGACGAAGCCTTGGCGGAGTTAGCCAAACGCCGGATAGAACAAGGAACAAAAGCGTTTGTTTCGCAAGCAATAAACTCACTTATTGAAACATCTAGTGTAACGGAACAAACCGCTCCAGAGGATGTGCAAAAACAACACGCGAAAGAACGCTACTTATCCAACCCTCATAACAATCCGGATGAGTTCGAGACCTACTACGCTGAACGTCAAGCACAAGATCCAACCGGACCATTGATAGCTCTATCAAACCGGTTGTTTAACATTAACTGCCTTGACTTCATGAAAGCTAACCCTGCTCGGTTTGACCATATCATAACCGACCCGCCTTATGGTATTGACATGGCTATGTTGGATCAAACGAATCTAGGTATAAATAACATAGACACTGTGGCCGAGACTCATGTCGTTAAAGACAATATCGAACTCTTGCATTCCTTTATCGCCTTATCATTCACCTCTCTCAAAGACCAAGGTTTTCTAGTCTTTTGGACCGACATGGATCACTGGAACCTTCTATCACAATACGCAACCTCTATTGGCTTTGCAGTGCAGCGTTGGCCTTTAACCTGGATTAAAACTCACGTTTGTGCTAACAACGCAGCTCAATATAACACCACTAAAACCACTGAAATAGCTATGTTGTGTCGTAAACCCGGCACCGTTCTTGCCAAACACACCGGCGCCTCCCACATCATCGCGTCGCATGATGATTACAAAGACCAAATGCAGCATCCTTTTGTCAAACCGTTCGACGTCTGGTCCTTTATCATTGATGCCGTATCCATTCCAGGTCAACTAATCCTCGAACCCTTTGCTGGTGAAGGTTCTGGTGTGCTTTCTATTCTACGTAAAGACCGCCACGTTATCGCCTGTGAACTGGATACAAAACACTACAACCGTCTCAATGAAAACGTCCGTGATTACTACCTCCGATTAAATTCTAACTGCCGGTTTGTATGAGAAAGCAGCATCAAGTTCACTTTGATGGATACGTTTACATTGTCGTTATCGACAAAGGGAACATTGTGTCCGTCCGTGAAGTTGCAACTGATTCCGGTCTCAGTGAAACCATTTCATTCTCATCTCTCTCACCTCGAATACAAGAAATAATACTACAAGAAACAAATGAATAAACAGCTTGATTTAATCTTATTCGGTCTTATAGCAGACGCACAGCATGACATCGGGCATCATCTGTGTGAACAGGACTACAGCCTTCTGCTCAACACCATGAACCAATGCATCCCCGCCATGATTAACAAATTCATTCGCGGTGCAAAGGAACATCCATTGCCGTTGGTTGAAAAAGTCACCCCCGAAGACCTTTTGGCAGAAGCCTTTGATCAAGTCTTTTACGCTAAAGCACTACAAGAAAGGTTTAACAATGAGCGTCCCTAACCTCCCGCCCACAGTAACATCCTTTCCTTACCGTATCGCATTCATCGGCGAAGCACCAAACAAAGACGACGTCTCTTATGGTAAACCTTTCTCTGGGTTTGGCGGAAGGTTATTCAATCAACTCTTGTCAAAGGCAAACATTGTAAACAACGCTTGCTTCTTAGGTTACGTCACCCAAGAACAACCCACGGATAACGATCTAAGTTTATTCGCTTGGACTGGCACTGAGATTCAGTCAGGAGTCGCCTGTCTCACTACTCAGTTAGCTGAGTTCAAACCTAACCTCATTGTATGTCTTGGTCCCACTTCCTTACACCTTTTCAAAGAAGGGAACGTCGCACCGCCAATACGTAAATCCAAAGGTAAATACCGTCACGCTTACCCTAACTCCATTGACTCTTGGCGGGGTTCGTTGTTCACCGCCAGCATGACTTCACCATCCCCTGGCACCAAATGCTTGGCGTCATTCAGTCCAAATTTTTGTCTCCGCCAATACTCATGTGTGCCATTACTCCTTTTTGACCTCATCAAAGCCGCCAAGGAAGGGTTAACCCCGGACATAATCCTACCCCACCGGGATTTAGAAATTGACCTCACCGTGGACGAGATTATACTCGAACTAAATGAAATCCGCACATTCCGGCGTCCCATATCAGTCGACATAGAAGGTTATGTCAATGCCATGTCCTGCATCGCCATTGCCTCTTCTGAGTCCCACGCATTCTGCATACCCTTTGCTAAGCTTAATGGCGAATCGTACTGGTCCTCTCCCGATGACGAGATTGCAATCTGGCGTGCCCTGGTGGGTTGTCTCACCGACCCAGCCGTGCCTAAAATATTTCAGAACGGTCTTTATGATCGTTTTGTTTTACACTACTCCTATGGTATTCCTGTCTTTGGTAACACTGACGATACCATGTTAAAATTCTGGGAAAAATACTGCGAACTTGAAAAGTCTCTTGGCTTCCAGTGTTCGATCCTCACTCAAGAACCTTACTATAAACACGAACGTAAAATCGCAGACTCAGACACACATTACCGCTACTGCTGCCGAGATGCTGCCGTGACGTTTGAAATCAACTCTAAGTTAGAAGCCATACTAACACCCGAGCAAAAGACCCATTACCGTTTCAACATGGACCTTTTGAACATTCTGTTATACATGGAACTTCGAGGTATTAAATACGACACAGCACTAGCAAAACAACTCCACGATACCGTTGAACAATGGGTGTATCGTTACCAAGCCAAGCTAGACACCATCGCGGGCAGAAACATGATTTTGGTTCCTACCGAAACTGACATCGCAAACGCACGTGCAATCATGTGTTATAAACGAAACTTGTTTCAACCTAAAAAGGAATTTGAACCTTGCTACTCTCGTGTCATGGCTCTTTTATCGTCCGGCCAAGTTCTTTCTGACCTCGAACAAGGTTATATAAACACCACTCTCGGTCTTTCCCTCAACATTAAATCATCCGCCTTCAAAACCTACCTCTATGAAACACTCCAACTTCCCGTCCAAATCGACCCGACCACCAAAGCCCCAACAACTGACTACGAAGCACTCATCAAAATACAAAAAAAGTCCCCCCACACTGCGGTCGAAACAGCAATTGAACTTGGTTCTTTACGCACGCGTCATCAAATGCTTGCGATACATGCTGACGATGATGGACGAATACGGTGTGGTTACAACCTCGTCGGCACTGAGACTGGACGGATTACCTGTTACACTTCTCCAACGGGCAGTGGCTATAATCTGCAAACAATCCCCTCAGACAATCACTTACACAAAACGGACCACCCATTGCACCAAGGAATGCGTGGGTTATTTGTTTCAGACCCAGGGTACTATATGTGTCAATGCGATCTTTCGGGAGCAGACGGATGGACTGTGGGAGCCTATCTTAAACAACTTGGTGACCCTACGATGTTGGAAGACCTCTTAGCCAAAATCAAACCCGCCGCGGTGATATGTTACATGCTCCGTCACGGCAATGCTTCGTTGCTTAACAAACCACGGGCGGAAATAAAAGAACTCCTCCGCGAAGTTAAATCCGAGGACTGGGACTACTTCGCCTGCAAACAAGGTATCTGGGGAACCTGTTACCTCATGGGACCAAACAAACTAGCCGACGTTATTCTCACCCAATCTGAAGGAAAGGTCGCTTTGTCTCCATCTCAAATCCGGGACTTCCAAGCCGCCGTCTTTCAACGATACAACGTTAAACGTTGGCACGAATCTATGACCCGCCAGCTATCACAAAAACCAGAGCTTGTCGCCGCTTCCGGTCATCGACGTCGTTTCTATGGACGTTATGACGAAATCCTTGGTCAAGCTTTAGCACACCTCCCACAAGCAAATACAACCTATGCAACCAACCTTGCCGCCTGGAAACTCTGGAATGATCCAGAGAATTTTAGTAACACTAATTCGATATCATCCCGCTTACGTATTGAACCACTACATCAAGTCCATGACGCATTACTCATGCAATGGAAAACCGAAGATACCGAATGGGCTGTTGGTAAAGTTAAATCCTACTTTGCTAATCCGTTAATAATTGCTGGCCAGCGTATCACCATACCCTTTGAAGGAAAGTACGGAACTTCATGGGGAGAGTTGAATAAAGGAACAATTTAATCCTATGCCCTTTATACAAGACTACCTATACACCTGTTCTCGTAACGAATGTCCACGTAATTATCATATCTGGTCTGCTCTAACCATCATCGCCGCGTCAATCCATAAACGTGTCTGTATCAACTGGGGGGACATCGTAATCTACCCTAACCTCTACGTCTGTCTTGTCGGCTCTCAAGGTTCACGTAAATCCACCGCCAAGGACATTGCTCGCAAGGTGTTCAAAACCGCCTTTCCTGACTACCCTGTCAACGCCTCCGTCCAGTCCCGCGAGGACATAATTAAATACATGTCCTCTGACGAACAAGCCATATACTTCAAAGACGCCAATGATACCACCATTGAAGTGCGTCCCATTATGATGTTTATTAACGAGCTTAAAAACTTCCTATCAATCAACCCTTCTGGCATGATTGACTTCATCACCGACATATACGACCGTGATTACTTCGACTGTTCTACCATCAAACACTCCTTGCAAGACATCCCTAATCCATGTGTCAACATTCTTGCCTGCGAAACACCTAAATGGATTACTGACAAACTAAAAGCCGACATCATCACTGGCGGGTTCACTCGTCGTGTACTGTATGTCTATGAAACCGAACCAGTCAAAAAAATATCCTTTCCTATACCCCCGCCAGACTACCTCATTGTCCGAGCAAAGCTTGTTAAACACCTTCATTTAATCTCTACCTTCGCGGGCGAGTTCAAATGGCAACAAGAGGCATTAGCCTACTGGGATAAATGGTATCAAGGACTAATCCATCCTACAGACGAAATCATGGCGGGTTACTACCAATCCAAACATATCCAATGCCTCAAGGTCGCAATGCTGCTGGCTCTTGCTGAGGACGAACCCAAGCTTGTCTTAACCCCCGACCTACTCGAACAAGCATCAGCCTTGTTAAACCACATCGAAATCAACATGCCAAAGCTTTCCGTTGCAGCAGGGCGTAACGAACTAGCTGTGCCGCAACAAAAACTCCTTGAACTTCTTGAATCCAATGGTGGCTGGATGCCGGAAAAGATTCTAAAACGTGCAACCGATCGTGACCTCAACCCGGCAGAACAAGCCGCGGTGTTACGTCATCTTGTAGACACAGACCAAATTATAATCACCACCATGAGAGACTCCAAAGGCACCGACCGACTAATGGTCCTCACCAAACGAAAATACAACGAAGAAAAAGAGGCTCACGAAAAACGTAAAGCCTCTGATGGTCATGCCCAAATTTTGGGCGCAACTATTTCAAAGTCTTAAGCATAGCAGTCCGGGCTTTATTCTTAGCGGCGTTCAGGCGAGACTCAAACCTCGCCTGTTTTTGTTGTTGGCTTAGTTTATCCGTATTCTCTTGCATGAACTTCTGGATGGCCAAACTATATTCACGTTGCATTATCTTACCATACTGTTCTCTCTCCTCATCGGTTAACTGAACATTAGCACCCTGTATTACAATCCTGTCCTCATATCCGGTTAACCTCAGTTTCTTATCCGCCAGCCATTTAACCATTTCCTTCGACAACCCAGCGCGAAGTTCTTGTGTCCGATCATACAAAGCTTCCGCAGCTTTACGTGTGGCCATTAACTTAACCCTATCATCGTCAGTGCGAACTCGTTCACTCGCATCAACCTTTGCAGCGTTGACACGGTCCTTCCAAGACATCCCTTTCTGTGCATTCAACCTATCCTTTGCTGTGTCTTTCTTTAAGTCCGTCTTCAATCCAAACGAAGATAAAGTTTGTTTCTGAATCTGTCCAGGGTATTCCTCTCCTTGCACCAAGGCTGAGATAGTGTTTGCCGGTATCGGAACAGGTGCTCCTTGTTTCAACGCCTCTTTCACTCTATCCCAGTCATGCAAATGATTCTGCATCCAGTCTTCACCTGTAGCAAGCACCCAAGCTGATTTACCAAAATTCGACAACTTATACTGATTCACGTCACTCAACGCTGCAAGCACATCTTTCCGTTTATGTGCCCTCTCTACGATCTGGTGCGTAATCTCCGCCACTAACCCCATAGGGTTCAACCACATTCCTTGTGACTTACCTCCCATGAAATCTGGTATCCAAGCTGAGATTTTCGCCCCTGTATAATCATCTTTATTCTCCCACGTGGGTTGTCCCCTTGTTAGATAGTTAATAAACTGATTCGCAACAAAATACGCCAAAGCGATAGTCCCCATGCTTTTGGTCAATGACCCCGCCAACATACGTTTTTGAAAAGCACTGTCTTTAACATTCTTTGCTGCTTGTCCGAAACCACCAAACTCCGACGCTATTCTACCCATATTCCAACTAGGGGCTAGATAAAACAACCTCGCAAGGTCATTAGCCGTGGCTGACTTAATCCACCCCTGTGACATCATATTTCCAAAGAGTGCATTCAAATCTTTCGACACCTGTCTCCCTACTTCCATATCACTTTTCTGTGGATTCTGTTGTTTAATCCGGTCAAACTCATGACGATAAGTATCCATCATTAACCCACGCTGAAACTCTTCAAACAACCATTTATTATACCCACCTATACCCGGAATCTTTCTCAACCAATCTGTATGCAGGGCATCACTAAACCTATTAACATTATACCCTGTCTGTAATGCTATTTGATTAACCCTACGAGCAGCCACCAAATCCGGCAGCATACCCTTTGGCAACTCTCCGCGTGCGTCCATTCGATGCAACGTTGTATCATCATTATCCAACAGTAACAACGACTTCCTTGTGCTCTTAAACGCATCCATACCACGTAACGGAGCACTATACAACCACAACCTTATCGGATGATACAAGTCAAACATCAACACCGTATGTTTAGCCACCGTCGTTGCCTGCATTATCGCTCTGCCGACCACATCTTTACCAAACAAACTTGTCCCTGTCAAGGCATCCAAAAGTCCAACATAACCATTATGAACAGCCACCGGGTGATTCCCGATCATCATTGACTGATACCCTTTTGGTGTCACTGTCACCCCTTGCGTAGTGTCGAGATTCTTTACCACTGGATTACCTGTCCCAGGATCGGTCATTCCTTTCATGGCACTCACCATATCTGCTCGGTTTGACGCGACCTGTCCAGCCCTTATTCGATGTTCTAACAAATCAAAAGCATTAAGTGACACATACTTTGTCCCAGCCGCAATACCATCCACTAACGTCTCATGCACCCTTGGCTTAGTATACCCACGTCCTCCGCCAGTTCCTGCTGGTGAGTCAAACAACACTGCATTCTCATCACTCACATCCGCCACGTGAGGCACGTAGTTAGGTAGTTTCCTTGTCGGTATTTCCCTGCTGTTTTCATGCACTACTTCTTTTTGCATCTCTTGGTCATACCATTTATCCAAGTCACGTAACCTTGGATCACTTAGTGCCAAACGTAACCCTTGCCGTGCTTCCTCGGCTTGTTTACCACTCACTCCTTTCAATTTATCCAACGAATCAGACATC